CGCACACTTTGGCTCCAATGATATTGATGGCATCTTTTCTAAGCTGCGCTATATGATTGTGGGCTGCGAGTGTAAGTGGGTTGTTATAGATCACCTGCACATGATGGTGTCTGCCACCTTGGAAGGTGATGAACGTCGCTCTATTGACTCCATTATGACTAGGCTACGAAGCCTCGCAGAAGAGACAGGAGCAGGGCTTATACTGGTTTCTCACCTAAGACGAATAGATGGTAACAAGGGCCATGAGAAGGGCGCAGAGACAGATCTGAGCCATCTTAGGGGCAGTCAATCTATCGCACAGCTATCTGACTGTGTTATAACCTTAGAAAGAAACCAGCAAGCTGATGATCCTGTGGTAGCATCTACTACCCGTGTGCGTATCTTAAAGTCTAGATACACAGGGGATGTCGGGATCGCTACCTATCTACAGTATGACAAGGATACTGGTAGGCTAAACGAGGTTGATGATACTGATATAACCTTTGAAGAAGAGACAGGGTTAGCCTTTGAATGAAGATACTATTTGATATAGAAACTGATGGCTTAGATGCCACAAAGATATGGTGTCTAGTAGCACAAGAGGTAGATACAGGAGAGGTCTGGGCGTTTGGGCCTGATGATATTGAACAGGGAGTAGAGCTTCTTAACAAAGCTTCACAACTCTCAGGGCATAACATCATTGGCTTTGACATACCAGTGCTTGAAGATCTGACCTCATTTAAACTAGGCGAACAGAAACTAATAGATACGTTGGTGCTTTCCCGGCTCTTTAACCCAGTACGCGAAGGCGGTCACAGCCTAGCAGTGTGGGGGCAGAAGCTAGGACTTGGCAAGATAGACTTCAAGGAGTTTGATTGTTACAGCCCTGAGATGATGACCTACTGTAAGCGTGATGTTGCCTTGAACGTGAAGGTCTATAAGGACTTACAACGCGAAGGCGTAGGCTTTGATCCTAGATCTATGGCCTTAGAAACTGAGGTTGCTAGTATCCTCAAGGATCAAGAGCGTACAGGCTTTTACTTTGATGAGTACGCAGCGACAATGTTACTCGCTCTAATGCGTGAGAACATGGCTGACAAAGAATCAGAGGTTGCTAAGGTTTTTAAACCTAAGATGGATGAGCGTATCATCTACCGCAGAGAGAAGAAGTCTGGCGGCTTATCAAAGACAGGTAGCTGGGATACCTTCAATGGGCCGGGAGTCAGGCTTAGAGATGAGGAGTATGAGGAGCTATCTAAACCAGCAGCATTCACAACGACTAGGATAACTCAGGTTGACTTCAACATAGGCTCACGTAAGCAGGTAGGAGAGTACCTGATTGAGTTTGGTTGGAAGCCTACGGAGTTTACTGTTAACGGTAGACCTATTGTGAATGAGAAAACTTTGTCGCTTATAAACGACATACCACAGGCAGAGCTTATAAAAGACTACCTGATGTATCAAAAGCGTGAGGCACAGATTAAGTCTTGGATCAACGCTGTGAAAGAAGACGGTAGAGTACATGGCTATGTAATACCTAACGGTACTATCACAGGCCGCATGACCCACCGTGAACCTAACATGGCACAAGTACCTAGCTCTAACTCACCCTACGGTAAAGAGTGCAGAGCAGTATGGACTGTACCCAAGGGTTACAAGCTGGTAGGTATAGACGCTAGTGGTCTTGAGTTACGAATGCTTGCACACTATATGGAAGATGAGGACTATACAAATGAAATCATTAACGGTGATGTCCACACAGCTAATCAAAGACTTGCGGGACTTGAATCAAGAAATCAGGCTAAGACATTCATCTATGCCCTCCTATACGGAGCAGGAGATGAAAAGCTTGGCAGTGTGGCAGGAGGAGGTAGAGACACTGGTGCAGGACTTAGACAATCTTTCTTCGATAATCTACCATCATTCACTGCTCTTAAAAACAAAGTTGCAAGAGCGTCAACAAGAGGCTACCTCAAGGGGTTAGATGGTCGCAAGCTGTTTGTACGTTCAGAACACTCAGCACTTAACACGCTGTTACAGGGTGCAGGTGCTATTGTTATGAAGCAAGCCTTGGTAATGTTTGACAAGGCTTTATCAGACAATAAGCTAGATGCTAAGTTTGTTTGTAATGTACACGATGAATGGCAGGTAGAGGCTTTGGAAGCACACGCAGAGCAGGTAGGTATGCTGGGTGTTGATGCTATCATAGCCGCAGGTAAACACTTATCACTCAACTGTCCACTAGACGGGGAATACAATGTCGGAAGAAACTGGTCAGAAACTCACTGATAGGATAAAATTAGAAAGTATCTGTAATGATGAAGAGAGCATGGGATTTTATGCATCCTTTGAAGACGGTCTAAGTATACAGTACGAACCCGCAGGAAGACTATCGCACTCTACAAAAAGAACTCTTTGGATAAACGCTGATCCTGCTGAAGTTGATATAGCTTTCTTTGATGGTCAGTTTGAGCAGGGGTTTAACACTCCAAATGAAACAGGAGTCTGGTTGTCTTATGGGAGCAGTAACTTACTATACCATGAAGACGTAGTTAACACCGTCGATGTTTATGAGGCTGATACTTACAATGAAGATGATCATTTAGGATGTCCTACTTGGCCTAACTGTAGAGAAGCGGGGTGTGGTGAATGGTGATGTCAGAAACAACTGGTCGGAGACACACTGATGGGTAAGCATCGACAAAGAAAAGACTCTAGCAGAACAGGTGATATAGCTGAGTACTATGCAGTAACTTGGCTTTGGGATAATGGCTATGAAGTTTTTAAGAATTGTGGGTGTACGGGTCAAGTAGATCTAGTGGCTATTAAAGATAATGAGATTTTTAAATTCGATGTTAAATCAAGCTATCTTAGAAGCGATAAACAATACAGATATAGAAAGGCCCAATCCTTAACTAGAAATCAAAAAGAAAATGGTATACATCTTTTAGTTTTTAACCCTGACAAACGCAAATGCCATATAGTTTTAACACCTGAAATGTTTGATGGGAGGCAGCTTGAACTCTTCTAAAGATTTAGATAATTTAGTACCTGACATATATGATAAATTAAATTGTTTATCTGCTGGAGAACAGCTAGAAATACCTATTGAAATGATAGACGAGTTTGGTGAGCGAATGAAGGATGTAATTCTTCACTGGGCACAGCCTCACAAACAGAGCAAAGGCTTGCGGATGAGTAATATAGGTAAGCCTGCTCGACAGTTGTGGTATGAGTCACGAAGAGACTTAGATGCACCCTCTACTATGCATCCACACATGCATATTAAGTTCCTGTACGGTCATCTTCTTGAAGAGGTGCTACTTCTTCTAGTAAAGATGACTGGGCATGAGGTAACAGATGAGCAGAAAGAAGTAGAAGTTGATGGTATAAAGGGACACATGGACTGTAAGATTGATGGTGAAGTTGTTGATGTAAAGACTGCATCCAACTACGCCTTCAGAAAGTTCTCTGAGGGAACGCTTGCAGTAGATGATCCCTTTGGGTACATGGCTCAGTTAGCAGGCTATGAGGCGGCAGAGGGAACGTCTGAGGGTGGTTTCCTAGCCATCAACAAGGAATCAGGTGAGCTTGCATTACTAAGACCGGGGGATCTGTCTAAGCCTAACATTAGTACAAGAATAAAAACACTAAAAGACATGCTCACTGTTGACAAACCTCCTTCCCGCTGCTATACTGATGTACCTGACGGTAAAAAAGGTAACATGCGTATAGCCACAGGCTGTAATTATTGTGCCTTCAAGAATGATTGTTGGTCAGATGCTAATGATGGTGTGGGTCTTAGAGCTTTTAAATACTCAAATGGTTTAAAGTACTTCACTAAAGTTGTATCTGAACCTAGAGTAGAGGAGTTAACATGAGTCCTAAGATTTGTAAACGTATTAGCAGACAGACTGATAAAGTTCTAGTCGAGTGGTTGAAGACTTTGATCCCTGAAGAAGATCACAGTAAGTTAGATACCTCTAACATCTATCAGTATCTTCCTCCTTCAGATTATTTCTACACAAATAAAACCCTACGTCTTAGCTTCTACAGCCCTAAGTGGGTGCGTAAGAACATTAAGAAGCTTGTTAAGCTTGGTCATGCTGTAGAAGATATTAATATGAATCTACTAGAGCGAGTAGCAAAGCATCAGTACTAAAAAGAAAACTGGACGGCGCAAGCCTAGAGTACCTAGACCTAAGAAATACTTGAAGCCTGATGGCAGTAAGTATGATTCTATATGGGAAGCTGTACTGCATGAATCAATCCTTAAAGATTGGGAGCATCATACAGACTATGTTTCATATGTTATTGAGCATAAGTATGAGCCTGACTTTGTTAGGAAGATAGGCAGGAAGAAGATCCTTCTTGAGTCCAAGGGTAGGTTCTGGGACTTTGCAGAGTACAACAAGTATGTGTGGGTAAAAAAGATCTTACCTAAGAACACTGAACTGGTATTCTTGTTCGCTAATCCATCAGCCCCTATGCCCGGAGCCAAGCGCCGTAAGGATGGTACTAAAAGATCACACGGTGAGTGGGCTACAGCTAACGGGTTCAGGTGGTTTAGTGAGGATAGTATCCCTGACAGTTGGATTGATAAGGCTGCAAGGAATACTGAAGAGTTTAGAAGACGCAATGATAAGATTAACTTGGAGATGCAATGAAAAGTATTGATGATGCAACGCCAGAAGAATGGAACAAAGTAAACAGGAAGAAAGACTGGGAGTGGATGGAAGAATTTAGTAATGACCACCCTTTCTTTGGAGATAAACCGGACAACAAACCGGACAATGAACCTAATGATCACCCTGTGTTTGGTGAAAACATACCTGATAACAGCACTAAGTTTGACTCAGTTAGCAAGCCAGAACACTACAACAGCGGCGGTATAGAGTGTATTGATGCTATAGAGGGTATGCTTAATCACGATGAATACATTGGTTATCTACGTGGCAACTCTCTAAAGTATCGCTGGCGCTATCGCTACAAGGGTAAGCCCATAGAAGACTTGCGTAAAGCAGAGTGGTATGAAGAGCGTTTGATGAACTATTTGTTGAGGCATCCCAGTGAGCAGCTACGATAGAAAAGCAGAACGTATAGAAAGGTTCCATAAAAAGAAACAATCTAAAAACAAAGCTCGTACCAGAGGGTACAGGAAAGAACAGTTAAGGGAGAAAGATGACGAGCACGACATCCAAAATTGGAAAGCAGGATTATTTGGGGATTCAGATTGACTATGATCGTGATGACCTATTAAATACTTTTTCTCTAGAAACTTTAAAAGATAGATATTTTTGGGAGAATGAAACTCATGCACAAGAAGCCTTCGCAAGAGCATCGGTCTATAGTGCAACTTATCAAGGACATACTGACTATAATCTTGCACAGCGACTTTACGACTACGCAAGCAAGGGCTGGTTCGGTTTTAGCACTCCTATACTTAGCAACGGGGGAACCACTCGTGGTTTACCTATTAGCTGTTTTCTCAATTATGTTCCTGACTCAAGGCGTGGTTTATCTGACCACTATGATGAGAACATATGGCTTGCAAGTGGAGGTGGAGGCTTGGGTGGATATTGGGGTGCTGTTAGAAGTAATGGTGTTTCAACTTCTAACGGTAGTCAGTCTACTGGTAGCATTCCTTTCATGCACGTAGTTGATAGTCAGATGCTGGCGTTTAATCAAGGTATCACACGAAGAGGATCTTATGCAGCGTACATGGATATTACTCACCCAGAAGTTGAAGAGTTTATTGCCATGCGAAAGACTACTGGCGGTGATCTTAACCGTAAGTGTCTTAATTTACACAACGGAATTACAATAACAGATGAGTTCCTTGAAGCAGTCAGGAACGATGACCAGTGGAGACTGATTGACCCTAAGTCTAAGCAGGCCATCAAGACTGTATCGGCAAGGGACTTGTGGTGGCAGCTAATACACACTAGGGCAGAGACAGGGGAACCCTACATTGTTAACCTAGACCGCTGTAACGAGGCTCTACCGGAGACACAGAAGGACATGGGGCTAGAGGTGCGCCAGAGTAACCTATGCTCTGAGATTACCTTAGCGACTAGCGAGGAGCGTACAGCAGTCTGTTGCTTGTCTAGTGTGAACCTAGAGTACTTTGACGAATGGAAGGACGATGAGTTATTCATCAGTGATCTAATCACAATGCTTGACAACGTGATAGAACACTTCATTGACAACGCTACACATGGAGAACATGCGTGGCATTTTAATGACACCTTTGGG